AATATGCTCCCCGTCACGACTGGTCGCAGGCCCGAGTGACCATGATCTGGAGAATGCCACCGCGATAGATGCTCGGGCGCTTCTGGCCTGGCGGGATCATCTTGACGGGGAGCATATTAGCCGTTACTCCATTTCGTGAACGTCATGTCCCCGGTGCCGATACCACAATAGGAGCAAGCCTCGATCGCGTCGGCCCTGGCCCACTCCTCGAAGTCGCGGCCCTCGGTGATCCTGAGATCGCAGAAGCCCGACCGCCCGTAAGCCGCCACGAACTCCTCGGTGCGGTTGGGGATCAGATCGTACCAGTGCCCCAGCGGGCATTTGGCCACGATCCCGGAGGCAAGCACCTGGAGACAGTGACGCATGCAGCATCGATAGGGGACCGCAACCGGCCGCGGCTCATGGTGGTAGCCGTGCTGGCAGAACAGGAGGTCGGCGGGATTCTCGGGATGAAAGCGGTCGATCGTCACTCCGGGCAGATCGTGGCGAAGCACCTCGAGCCGGCGATCCCATTCCGCGACGCCGATCCGGTCCACGTAAATCGGATACCTCGATACGAACACCAGCGAGCAGAGCGCGAAGACGGGAGCGGCCACCTCGTGCCAGTTTGCGCCCAGCAAGTAATAGCCGTTGGTCACGATGCTGACGGGATGCCCCCGCGCCGTCGCGCGAATGAAGCCCGCAAGATCGGGATGCAGAAACGGCTCGCCCCCGCCGATGACGAGATATTCCCACTCCACGAGCGCTTCCAGCTTGTCCAGCCAGGGCGCGAAGTCCTGCGCCTGATAGGTCGCGCGCCCCCGGTGGGGGATGCCGTGCTGACATCCGGTACACTTGAGCGTGCAGTGCGAGACCGGCTGTAGCTCGATGCGCGGGATCACCCGCAGCAGCTCCTTCGTGGAGGTGTCGCTGCCGGTTCCGGTGGCGGCACGAGCACCCGCCCCAGCGCCGGGCAGAGCACGCGCTTGCCGGTTCGCTGCACGATGATGTGGGCCTGGCCAGGGCTCGACTCGGCGAACAAGGCGCAGGCCGAGAGTCCATAGTGAGCCGCCTTCCACTCGCCCACCTGCTCGTCATGCCCCCGGCCCGGTTCATACCCAAAGTCACGCAGCATGAGCAGGCCCACCGTGATCTGGTGGCGCGCCAGCCAGGCCGTGCACAGCTCCCGGTAACGCTCGTGGCGGGCCGAGACGATTAGCGGCACCTGCCGCCGCCTGGGCAGGTAGAGCGGCTTGGCGGTCTGAAGATGAATCCGGTACTGGCCGTTGTCGTCGTCGTTGGGTGGCGTGCATTCCTCGCAGAGAATGCCGTCGAAGTCAAAACCCATCGCCTCGCCGTGGCCAGCATTGGGCCAGTTCCATTCGAGGAAATGCTGGCCTGGATAGAGGGAGTGAAAGACATCCACTGCGCGGATCGCCTGGGGATGGCAGTAGATGACCGCTCTGGTGATCTGCGCACCGGGCCAGTGCTTCTTGACCATCTCGGTGCAGGCAGACATATCCCTGCCGAGCGCGGCGGTGTCATCGATCAGCAGGATATGCCGGGGCTCCGTTTGGTACGGCTTGAAATCCAGGCCCATGCGCCCGCCGTGGCCGGGATCGACCACCCCATACACCTTTGACACACACCATAGCGGCAAGTGCAGACAACTCGCGATCAGACCGCCAGGGATTAGCCCTGACCGCGCGATGGCCACTACAGCGTCGATGTCGGGAGGCAGACTCGCAGCCAGTTCAAGCGTGTCGTGGAAGAGTTGAGCAGTCGTGATGATGACCGAGGGATCGATGTGCCGGCCTCGCAAGCCGGCTGGCGTCTCGTGGGGCACAGAACCATTCGTGCTGTTTCCTTGGAAGGGCGACATTGGCACCATGTGTGGACCAGGAGCCGGCCAGGGCGATAACGGCTGGACAACGGCCGGTGCCGGTTCAGACGGTACTGTAGCACGCAGCGTGCCGTCGAGCACGGCGCGTGCGTGCCGCCGATGCTGCTCGTTGTCCGATACGAGCATGGCTTCCAGCGTGGCCCGGTACTCGGGTGAGATGCTCACGGGAAATACCCTGAAACGGTGATCGTCGCCCCGCCTGGCGGTGGCGGGCAGATGCCATGATCTATTGGAGCGATCAGTGTCGGGTAAGGGCAATCCACGTCGGACTCGAATGCCCAGATCGGCGGCGGGTATCCGGGTCCACCAGGACTACTCACCGGCCCAGGCGCGAAGCTGAAACTGAACGGCCCATCAACTTTCGTGCAGTCGCCACGACGACCGATGTAAACCCGATTGGGAGTGGGTATGACTGATTCGCCATAAGGGCCAGCGCCACCGCCGTAATTGTAAAACGCGACACATTTGCACGGCCCGCTGGGGATCGGATCGGGGTCAACGACCACGCAGTAGCCGAGATAGGGGTCGATCTCCCAGGTGTAAGGTGTGCCCAGGTCGGGATAATCCACACAGGATGTCCCGTCAGCAAACAACCCAGGCGGTTGTACCATCACCCCGTTCTTGATGCAGCACAAATGACCGCTATAAGAATACTCGGTTGTGCTGGCTAGACCGAACCCATAACCAAAATCACACTCTATGTACACACCGCCTTCCTCATCCACGCCGCAGAATATATAGTAGCCGTAGGACAACGGTCCTGGATTGGAAACCAGCACCGTCTTCATGATGAGTCCCCAGCTTGTATCGGCATTAATGCATGGGTTGCCGTCTCCGTAAAGCCCAAAGATACAAGATGCCGGGCTGTTATTGCTGATGAACTGCACACGCCCCAAAAGTTCGGTCTGGGTTAAGTCTGCCGCGTGCGGCACGCTGGTTGCGTTCGCGTTTCCGTTCACCCAGGACCCATTAGCATCGGTCACCAAGAACTGAGAGGGGACCAGAATTCCATTGCAGCATGTGTAGCCCGGCGGTCCGGGCTGGGTCGTGCTGATCGGCTGAGCCCCGCAAGCACCCACGGACCAGCTAAAGCCAGCGCCGTTGTCCACGCAATTGCCCTGCGCGCCCAGCTTGACCGTGTAGCTGCCGGCAGTGCAGGGACGAAAGCAGAACACGCCGTCGCCGTCCGCGTTGCCGCTCTTGATCGTCGTGGTGCCCAGCAAGATGGTCACCGGCGCGCCGGCTGCTGGCACCGGAGTATAGACCAACCCTAGACCTTCCTCGGTAACAGTGTAACAACAACACTTGTAAACAGTAACACAAGTGTCCCTGCCTGCGGCACAACGGACGATGAATTGTGCAGTTGGCACTCGCTACTCGTACACCTCGTAGGTGTTTCCGCCCACGGTCCATCGCATGTAGAGCGGAAACCACGTATAGTAAGCCGGCGTTCCTGAAAAGTTCTGACCGAACGCATTCAGTCCGCCGCAGCCGTACCGCCCATGCGCACCGATCCACGATGCCGTGTTACCCGAGGGCGTGTACACCAGCGTCTCGCTGCCCGAGCCGCCCGGTCCTGACCACGAGAAATTGAGGTTCGCACGGGGGATCGGCAAGCCGTTGTCGCCGCAGCAGACCACATGGTTGAGCGGTATCTGGGGCAGATGGACCGTCATCGTGGTGCTGGGCGGCGGGGTCAGGTCGGCGCAGCCCGCATCCAGCGGAGCGAACGTGAACGTGGCCGTCATCATGCTGCCGTCGCATGTGGGAGTCGCGCTGGAGGTCCAGGTATTGACCAGCACCAGAGGCTCGCCGGTCTGAGCATCGCCCAGGTAGTAGCCGCAGAACGAATCATCGTAACGGCAAGAACCAAGGGGATAGGTCCACAACTCGCATGTCAAATTGTCGCCGTCGCAGAACACGCGGTAGAAGTATTCGATATAAGAACCGCTGGCGTCATAACACTCCCTGGCTACACTGTCATCGTAGTACATGGCGGGCGCAGACCAGGAAAAATGACCTGTCTGCCAGGTGCCAGTCGGGTAGTCATGGGTCAGCTTGAAATTCGAGAAGTGGCTGTCGGTTCCCGTCGCACCCTTGACGCCCAGCTCCACCCCGCCACAAGCAGAGCAGCTCACCGATTCGTTGCACGGCGGCGGCTCGAAGTTGATCTCCTGGGCATCCCCGCCCGAGAACGTGCATTCGCAGCCCGAGACGCTGACCGAGATCCAGTATTGACCCGGCTCCGGGGGCACCATGCAGCAGGTGCCCGAGTGGTCGGTCGTGCAGGTTGCGACCGTGGCCCCGTCCTGATCGACCATCGTGGCCACTGCACCGGCAATGTAGTTGGTCTGCACGACCGGCGCGGTCATCGTGGCCGAGGTGACAGGCAGCGTCGTCTGATCGTGGGGAGGGCTGCCCGTGCCGCCGTAAAACGACGTTGCCGGCTTGCTGAAGGAGAAGCTGGCCGAGTACGTGGAGCCACAGGTCGGCTCGACGGCCACGACATAATCGACATACCACGGGCCGGCGCTGGGGGGACTGTATCTGTCATAGTTCCAGTCGGCCGCGATCGACGTTGCCCAGTTGGCCGCCAGGGGTGCCTCGGGGCACGGGTCGGCGTAGACACGCAAAGTCAGGGTCACGGTCGTCGGCTGGTAGGTCCAGAAGTAGTAATAGACTCCCCGGCCGCTGACCAGCGTGTCGCAGCCCGGCTTGGGAAGCGTGACCGACAGGTTGGCAGACGGTGGATCGACCAGGTCCACACAGCCAGCGTCGATCGAATCAAACGTGAACGCGGCCGCCACCGCGTCGGCATCACACGTCGGAGACACCGTGGAAGTCAGGAGCTTGACCAGGGCCGGTGCGACCGACGACCCTGACTCTCCCAGGTAGTAGCCGCAGATCGCGTCGTCGTAGGGGCACTGCTCTACGGGCAGCGTCCACAGCTCGCAGCGGAGGTTGTCGCCGTCGCAGAAAACCCGGTAGAAATACTTGACCGTAGCCCCGTCGCCGGGGTCGCACATGCCATAAGCCGCATCAGCGTAGAACGAGGCGGGAGGGCTCCAAGAGAGATCCAGGCTCTGCCAGCATCCCAGGTCGGGATGCCAGTAAAACGCGAGGTCGGCCAGGTCGTCCGTGCCGGTCGCGCCGTTCTGATTGAGCGGAGTCCCGCCGCAAGCCGAGCACCACATGGTCGGCACGTAACCAGGGACCGAGCCCCAGAGGTTGTCGGAGTCAAACGGGATAAGCGCGGTCGCGTTGCCACCCGCTCCCTGCCAGAAATGATCGCCGTTGGCGTCGCTGATCTTCTGCTTGCTGACATCGATCCAGTAGTCGCACGCCTTGATGTACTGGATGTAGGACGGCTGGGGACCGCATAAATCCTGCACCAGCACGCAGATCGGCGTGTCGATGCACTCGCAGACCGCCCACACACCATCGGTCCAGTCCAGCGCCAGCGCATTGGGGCCGGTGAGCACGCCCCCGGAATTATAAACCGTGACGGTCTCGCCGTCCGGAGTGAGCGTGCCGCCCGATCGCGAGCAGAGCGTGACAGGACCCGAGCCCAGGGTGAGGCCGCTCGCCGCCGAGATGACCTGGCCGGGAGCCAGATAACCCCATGTGCCCGTGGAGGGCTTCGTGGTCCGGCCCCGACCCACCATCGGGTAACGGGCCGTGTTGGCTTCCTCGACCTGGCTGAACGCCGCTTCATGGCGCTCGAACGTCTCAGGGCGCAGCAGCACCGGCTTGCCGCCCAGCGGATCATCGGGTGGTGGAACGCCGGCAGCAGGCATTCAGTTGCACCTCGACGCCGCCCAGTCGCCGTCGCTCCACGTGAGCTTGATGGCCTTGTCGCCGGTGCTGGCCGTGATGGCATCGCCGGCATTGAGAACTTGCACCATTTCTCCCGTTCCGGTCAATGCGCTGCCGATGCGGTCGCAGAGTTCGACCGTCCCGCTGCCCAGCGCCAATCCACTCGCTGCTGAGATCGTGCCCCCCGAAGCCAGCTTGGCCCAGCAGCCGGCGCTCGCACTGGTCGTCCTGCCTCGGCCCGCCCGAGGATAGCGTGCGTTGTTCGCGCCCTCGATCCGATCGACCGCCGCCGCGTGCCGCTCGTAGGTTTCCGGCGAGAGCGCGATCGGCTGCGCCGGGTCAACGTAGGGATCAGGATTGGGAACGCCAGGCTGAGCCATCAGGGACCCGGAGGCGGTGCCCCCAGACGTGTCGCGAGGTCGATGTTGAGCAGGTCGAAATCGGACTCATCGTAGCAGTCCAGCGTGAGTGACACCGGCGCGGCACCGACCGCGAGACGGTGGCCGGAACCATCCAGCGGCACCGGATCGGACACCTGCTGTCCCTGGTTCATGATCGCCTTGGTCTTGCCGGTCGTGGCGTCGATCTCGTTGCAGCCGGAATCGAGGATCACCTTCCTCCAGCCCTTGCGGTCGATCATGAACGGATAAGTGACCGTGTAATAATAGATCTGGGCATTGGAATCATACTGCGGCTCCGAAGTGGTGATGATGCCCAGCTTGACCGTGTGCACATCGAAGCCGTTCCACGCCGCCTTGTTGATCGTGTCGCGGAAGGTCTCGGCGAGGGTAAGGTCGAACGCGGCCACCAGCTCATTGCGGGTGACGGTCATCGTGGAGCGTGAATCGTCGATCGTGATCGGCGGGTCGAAGGGATCGCCGGCACTGTTTCTGACCGGGTTGCCGTCCTTGTCGAAGTAGACGACCTTCTCCGTCCGCTCGCCGCCGAAGGAAACCTTGATCGGCCAGAGCGAGGGATCGTTCCCGAACGTGTTCATATCATAGGGAGCATAATTCAGCGTCACGGTCCACTGGAGGCCCGATCCATCCTGGTCGCAGGACGCCTCGATCGTGTCGATGAAGCTGCCGGCGTCATACTCGTAGTTGGGATCACCGACCGCCAGGCCGTTGTGATAGAACTGCCCGATGTAGGGGACATGGCCCCCCGTCACGGGGTCGATCGCCGAGCGGACCTGGAGGGGGCCGACCTCGGGACCATAGGTCTCGACGACGAACGTGCGCACGTAGTGCCGCTGCCAGAGCCGGTTGATCGACCCCGAGCGGGTGCCGTCCATCTTCTCGCGGACAGACTTGATGCCGGGGGTGGGCATGGGCTAGGGAAGACTCAACCGATGTTGATTATTCGAGACACACATGGAAGTGCGATCGGAACCTGCTAGGATGCCGCTGGCCTGCGAGGGCGTGGCCCCATTGAAGGAAGAACGGCAAGCGCTGGCATCTTGGCTTGGCCTTGCATGCCTTTTCCACGCCCTCCCAGTCCGTTTCATTTCACATTCAAGGCCGGCATCTTGGCCTGGCCCTGCATCACCGCGAGTTGTTGCTTGGCCACGCCGAGCTGGTCCTTGGCGACACTCACGCCTTGCTTGACCGCATCCGTGGTGCTGGATTTGCCGGCGATGTTGCGGGAGAGGGCGCTGAAGGCTTCCTTGCTCCCGACCTCGAGCGCGCCGCCCAGCTTGTACTCGGACTTCTTCTCCTCGGGCGGCGGCGGCTTCTTGCCGGTGAGGTCGGGCACGGCGGCGGCTTCATACTTCTTACGCTTGAGTTCCTTCTCGCCGATCGATGCGAACTTCTCATCGATCAGAGCTTGCGAGCTGGTCAGGGCCGGTTTCAGAAGTTCGGGAAGTTTCTCCGTGGTCTTCTGAAAGTTTTTCGTGAGATCCGTCCACTCGAATTGAAACTCACCCGTCCTGAGAGCGTTCCATATCGCCTTGCCGAGATTTCCAAGATTGGTCGCTATGTTTACCGCGAAATTATGCATATTCATGATCATGTCAACGAGTAATTCTTTCCAGTTCTTGCTTAGCCACTTCCAGAGCCGATCAAAGTTCTCGGGGATCGTGCGCGCGATCGCGACCACGTTGCTGGCGAAGTCGCCTACCTTGAGGACCGCAATCTCCCAGAGCGTGCCCATGTTGCGCACGCCCACGCCGATCATCTCGGGGATCATCTTGGCGAGATCGAAGAGGTATTCAGAAGCCTCGAACACGAATCCCAGCGGACCCTTCTTGGCCTCATCCCAGAGCCAGGTGAGGTTGACCAGAACCGATGGCCCGAACTCCTTGGTCTGCGCGATGAAATCGGTGATCACTCCTGCGCTTTCAGTGCCCCAGCTCTTGATCGCTGGACCGGCTGCCGACACCATATCGAGCACGCTGCCCATCACGGCGTTGAAGCCGGTCGTTGCCGCCTGCAGAGCCGGCAGGAGCATCTCGCCGATCTTCTCGGCGAACATCTTGACCCCGCCCCCTGCCTGCTGGAACTGCACGCCCACCGAGGTGGCGACCTTGGCCGCCGCGCCCTGAGCATAGGCGAGACCCTGAAAGATGAGCTGGGAGCGGGCGAGCAGCTCGTTGGTCCTGCCCGCAGCCTCCGGCTTGACGAGCGGGCCGGCGGCAGCAGTGGGCTTGACTCGCTGCGCCTTGGGCAAAGCCCGCTGTTCGGCCTCTTTCCGGTTCTTGTCCCGGATCGCCAGATGTTTGGCCTGATCGGCTGTCTGCTGCGCCTGGTTCCTGGCATGCTCCGCGACCAGCTTCTTCTGGCCCCCGAAAGCAAGACCGACCGCAGGCGCTACCGGCTTCACTGTCTGGGTCGTGGCGCTCAACTGGGCGATCACACGGTTGACGCCGACAAGCTGGTTCTTGAGCATCTGGGCCTTAACGGTATCCTCGTTGATCGCTGCCCCGAATTGCTTGAGCGTGATAGCGCGGCCCTCTAACCCCGTCTTGATTGCCTCAGCAGATGTTTCCATAGGAATGCCCAGTGCTGTCATGTCTACCGCAAGTGCAGTGAGCTTATTGGACAGGGCGGCAGACGCGGCCTCGCTGAGCCCGGCCGTCTGCGCCATCGAGCCGAACCCGGCCGCGAGTTCGAGCTGGGCATTCTTGGTGACGCCCGTCGCCCGTGCCAGGGTCTCGGCCTGCGCCTCGACGGCGGCGGTGGCGTCGCCAAACACCAGCCGGGTGCGGATCATCGTGGCGTTTAGTTCCGTCGCCGCCTTGACGCCGCCCTGGAAGAACTGGACGACCTTGTAGACCAGGCCGACGACACCCAGGGCTGCCGCGATCTCGGTTCCCAGCCTGACCACCGAGCTGCCCAGCTTGCTCACGGCGCTCGTGGCAAACTTGGCATCGTCGCCGACCCGCCTGAACGCCTTGAGCGTGACGAGATCCCAGAGCCCACGCACGAGGTGGTAGACCAGCTTGGTACTGACCAGGAGACCGGCCGCGAAGACGTTATGCCCCGAGGCGAGCTGAGCGAACGACTTGCTGCCCACCGAGCCCAGCGTCGAGAAGAACGAGATCGACCGGCCGATGGCGGCGGCGGCAGCAAGGCCCATTGCCAGGAAACCGGATGCGATGCGAGCCACGCCAACCACCACGTCGGCCGCCACCTGCCCCACGAAAATGAATCCCTGGGCGATACCCGCCGCCACGATCGCGAACTTGTTCCCCGAGGCAACCGCCGCGTTGAAAACGTTGGGTATCTGCTTGATCGCCTCGGGGATCTTCGTGATGATGCTCAGGGCGTCTTTCATGACAGAGCCGAACGCCTTGCCCAGCGCGGGATCAGGGATCGCGCCCTTGAACTCCATCGTTCTTTGCGGTGCTTTGGGCTTGATCTGGAAATCGAGGCTGAGCTCCTTCATCAGCTCCGGAGCCATTCTGCGGATCTCGTTGAAATACTCCTTGAGCGCAGTCCTGGACGGCGGCTTGATCTTCTCGGCAATGTCGATGGGTTCCTTCGACGGCTTCATCGCCCTGGGCTCACGCGCCCGGCCGTAGTAAACCCCCTTGGGCTGGAAGCCCCCCTCCCCCTTCATGGCCCTGGCGGTGCTGCTGCTCACGTCCTTGAGCTTGACCGAGATCGTTTCCAGCGACTTCAGCATCGACGTGGACATGGTGGCGGCGAGGGCCTTGACCGAAGCGCTGACCTCGTTCATGGAAGAGATCATGATCCGTGCAATCATCTTGGCGGCATTGCCCATCTCCTTGGTCATCTCGCCGGCCGATCTGGTCATGACCTCCGTCATCTTCTTGCCCAGGTTCTCGAACATCGTGTTGAAGACCGCCGCGCCGATCTTGGCGTTCTGCCCGAAGGCCCCGCCCAGCGCCCTGTCCAGGGGCGACAGCTTCTTGCCAGCGCCCGAGGCGAAGTTGCCGAGCTGGTTCGACAGGCCGGTCATCATGTTGGTCCAGCGATGCCCCTTCATCGCCACGTCCACGCGGTTGAACATCGTCATCATCATGCTCGACATCTGATCGAGCAGGGCGTTGATCTTGGCCGCGAACGAGAGCAGGAGCGCGTTGGAGACGCCCATGCCCGAGGAGAGGCTGCTGGACAGGTTGGCACCGACCCGCGTCATCTGATCGGCCATCTTGTCGATGTTGATATTGCTCTCTTTCAGCCCTCCCAGCGTGCCGACCTTGAGTTCGGTCGTGGAACCGACATTGGAAATCTTGTCGGCGACCTTGGCGAGCTGGGAGTCCAGCGCGCTCATGTCGATCGCCAATCCTATGCCTAGAGGTGTACCTTTGGATGCCACTTGTATTATCCTAAAAGAATCTGTTGCATGGCACGCACGGCGAGCGGCCCGTCTATTTGCTGGGTGGGTCTAACGAACGGCTGCGCTCTCATATGTACAGTTCCGTATTCCACGAACTTGGCGTAATTCTTGGCCACATACGCCCGCCCGTAGAGCCGGTGCCGCTTGTGGTCGTTCTGGATCTTCGTGACCCGGATCGACTGGTACATGGGCACCTCGCCCTTGCGCCGGCGGGTCTTGCGCCGCGGCGCGCGGGCGCGCATGCCAAAGGCCAGGATGTCGAGCCCGAATTCGAGCGCCACGACCGCCTTCTGCCGGAAGGGCGCGAAGCGCCTCGCGAGCAGGCCGAGGTTTCTACTGCGGTACTTGTTGCCACCAGGCATGGTGTCTTCTCACGGGGCCGGCAGGGATCGGCGCACGGGCCGTCCTGGCGGCGGCTGATTGAGCCCTTTGTTCGCTAGATAACCCTTGGCGAAGGCCACGAATTCCGGGATGCCCCGGTTCGCTGTGGCGGGCCGGTCGGACTCGTAGATGGGCGTCACCTTCCAGGGCTCGACGCCGACCATGAAGGCCCCGAACTTCGCGGCCATGAAATAGGCGTCCGGGAGGTCGTAGAGCGAGTAGAACGTCTGCCAGGCTGACCACTCCGCGTGATCGAGCGTCTCCTCCATCTCGTGGATCGACCGATAGCCAAGCGCCTGGCAGAGGCGGTGCTTGAAGCGATCCTCGGAGGTCAGTCTTTTGGGCTGCCGTTGGTCTCCGGGACCATCTTGGACAGCTTCATCGACGCCTCGACGATCCGCTCGATGGCCGCCCACGGCAGCGTGCCGATCAGCTTCACGTCCTCGCCCACGAAAAGCTGGGTGCCGTCGCCGTTGACGCAACTCTTCTCGACGATGGGAAGGTAAATCTTGATAGGATCAGAGGCGTTTTTCTGGATGCGTTTGACATCCTCGACTTCGGCCAGGGTCAGCAGGCGAATCCTGATCGTGCCGCCCATCTCGGGGATGTCGACATCCTCGGTGGGCAGGGTCGCCCGCCTGGCGAAAATCTCATCTCGTGTTAGGGTCATGTGCTCCCCGGACGGGGCGTTGCCCCGTGCTTGATTGTTGTGCCCCTTCGGGGCGAGCCGAATTGAATGTACTCGCCACTCACGCCGGCCAGGTTCCCGTGCCGTAGCTCATGCCGATGATCGCGTACAGTTCGATCGTCAGATCCGCCGTGAGCGAACCGGTCTCGGGGTCGGTGGCCGACTGGCCGAACTCGGAGATGAAGCCGTTGAAATGGATGTTGGACGGCACCGAGAAGCCATCGGCATAGGTCAGGACGAACTCATCGATCTCGGATGAGGCCGACGCTGCCGACTCCAGCAGCTTGTTGACGATCACCTGATGGACCACGTTGTTGGGGTTGTAGAAAACCTTGCCCTTGAGCTGCCCGATGTCGGGCATGCCCGGCTTCTTCTGCACGACCAGCGATTGCAGGTTGGTCGGGTTGCGCACGCCCCGCTTGAAGCCGTCCCAGGAGATGTCGGTGCAGCCGGGAATGTCGGTGATCACGGACTCCGCATAGGGGCCGGCCACCTTCATGGACAGCTTCGTCCCCGCGCTGGGGAGATCGTAGTACGCTGGTGGCGTTCCGGTGCGCGGAGCCGCTCCAAATTCCTCAAATTCTTCGGCCATGTGAGTTTATCCTTTCACGGAAGGGTAAGTTGAAACGTCAAGAGGATCGTGGTGATGAAGACGTGCTTCTCGTCGAGCGCCATGGCGTCGAAAACCGGCGTGTTCTCGATCGTCTGGACCCTGGCGGCGGTGCCCGGCAGCCAGACCGGGCGGAAGAGCTGGATGATCTCCTGGGTCAGAATGATCAGCGGGTCGATGTCGGCGGTGGCGAGTGTGACCCGCTTGCGCATGCCGATCTGGATCTGGGGGTTGAACGCCTGGCGCGGTGCCAGGTCGAACCGGGACACGGTGAGCATGGCCGGCGAGACGAACACCTGGAGGCCGTCGAGCGTGTCCAGGTCGAGGATCGAGAGGTACGTCCGTTCGGCCGTCAAGGGCTGGCTGAGAGTCGCCCCGTTGAGCACGACGACGACGGCATCGCAGATATCGATGACGACGGCGCTCGTCATCGATAGAACTGCTCCGTATCAATATGTTTCGTATGCACACGTATGTTGACGTGATAGGGATCACACCAGCGCCAGCACGGCTCATTGCCAAACGGTAAAACCTCGAATGTCTCTGCCTGGCCGTTGAGCGTGGCCGTCACGCGATCGCCCCGCTGGGGATCGATCGTGTCGCCGTAGGGGAAATGAAAATCGGCCGTGAGAAATTTATAATCGGCGTCTGTCCACTCGATCCGGATGCCGCCCATACCGTCGTCGATATGAAGCAGCTTGGCACCGTAGGACGCCTGGAGATCGACCGACTGATTCCCTCTCGTGTAGGTCACGGGCTGGCTGGCGTTGGCCTTGAGCTTTTCGCCCAGCCAGGCGATCCCTTTCTGAAGCATGTCGCTCATCGCCAGCCGCCGGGCCTCCACATGGCCGCTGGCGGCAGGACGACGATGGGACTGCCGCTAAACACCTCGGGAGGCAGCGGGTTGCTGACGGTGATCGTGATCGGTGTGCCCGAGCGGGTAAGCACCGGCGAGGTCGAGGCCAGGCTGATCGTGCGTGCGCCGGTCGAGTGCGCCGTGACCCGGAACGTGCCCGTGGTGGCCCCGATGCCGATCACCACGGGGCTGGTGGCGATCGTGTCACCGCCGTTCGAGCTGGTGATCGTGCAGGTCACAGGTGCCGTCGCGGGATGATCGAGAGTAATGGTGTAGGCGTCGGTGATGATGTTCGTGGTCGCCGTTGCCGGCCCACTGAGGGTTGCTGTGCTCGGTGGCAGCACCACCGCCGTCGCCGTGTAGGTGATCGGTGAGCCGGTGATCGCGAGCGCCGGCGCAGTCGATACCAGGCTGATCGAGCGTGCCCCGGCCGAGACCGATGTGACGGTGAACGTGCCGGTGCTTACCCCCGCCGCGATGGTCACGGTGCCCGGCATGAGCGTGTCGCCGCCATTCGAGCTGGTGATCGTGCACGAGACGCCGCCCGTGGGGGCTGGCTGGTCGAGGGTGATGGCGAAACTGGTCGAGGGGCTGCCCACCGTGCCCGTGGTCGGCCCGGTCAGCGTGGCCGTGGTGGGGGTGGTGATCGCGCTGGCGGGATGCCCCCAGTAGCGCGCCCCGAAGTAGCGATTGCCGAAGTAGCGCGTACCGAAGTATCCGCCCGTGCCCGTGCGGACGGGTGGCCCCCAGTAGCGCACGCCAAAGTAGCGTGCCCCAAAATAGCGTGGTCCGAACATCAGGCGGGTGGAGTCAGGACCATAGAGGAGCGGTTGCCGCTGGCGTCTCCGGTCGCCGTGATCCGGGTTGTTGCCACGCCGGCCCCCTTGATCACGATCGAGCCTGTGTCGAGCCCCGAATCAGCCCCGGCCGAGGCCGCCGCAATCAGCGCCAGCGCCTGGCGAGCATTGAGGCCGGTCTCGATAATGATGGCGTCCAGCCCCGCCGCGCCCAGTGCCCGGTTGGCGACGGACCACTCGCCGACCACGATGCCGACCACGCTGGTTCCGCCCACGTTCGCCGTGCCCGAGAGCCGCACCGAGTACTCCGCGCCCGCCGTGAAGGTCGCGGGATCGACGGACATGTCGATCACGACGTGGTTGCGGCCTACCACTGACCCCACGTCAGCGGTGAGCGCCACGCCCCCCGAGGGGGTCACGTCGGCCCCGTCCTTGGTGACCGTGACCGCACCGGCCGAGAGCGACGTGGGCACCCCCGAGGAGTTCACCGTGTTGAAGCGGCAGCGCACCGTTTTGGCGGCTGCGTAGTCCCCATAATAGCCAGGCATGTATTATTGCCTCCTCAAATCACTAAACCCCCGTGCACGAGACTGCCGCCGACCAGGCCGCCGCCGATCGGAGCAAAGCCGCCTGTAAAGACCTGCTCCACGCCCGCCGTGACGACCGGGATGTTGGCCGTGTACTGATGGGTGTAAACGTCATCGAGCCAGTCGATCACGTTGTGCGTCGATCCTACGGATGCACCCAGAAAACGGACATATTTCGGTGCCGCGCCGGCCGTGTACATGCCCAGGCCGGTCGTCGCCACCGCATTGTTGACCGCCAGTGCACCCGTCACGCTGGACGAACCCACGTTGGCGCTCACGGTGAGCTTGTTCCAGCGATTGAGCAGCAACGGGACGCCGGTGTCCTGGTACGTGGTGCCGTTGTACCATTCCAGGTGCAGGCTGTTGGTGCCCAGAACGATGCACTGCACCCGCACATGAGTCGGCCCGGTGATGCTGTCGGTTGCGTCCAGAAATTGGAGCGCGCAATTACTGTCGTTGGTCGTCTCGTAACGCCAGTGGCTCAGCGCTACTCTCGGAGTGGCCTGCGCCGGGTTGGCACTCCATGCTTGGTTGACCGCAAAATCATTGATCCCGCCCGTGGCCGCCGAGTTATCGATCTTCACGGCCTTCGCGCCGTGATTGACATGCGCCGCATCGAGGGTCGCATTGGCTCCCACTGACGCCCAGAGCGCGCCGAACGATTCGCAACCGTCATAAAGATTGTTGCAATTGCAAACGTAATCCTCGGTGACGATGATCCGGCCGATGTTGTCCGTGGTGACTGCGCCGACCGGATAATAAAATATCATACAGATGGTGCCACTCGCGTTCTGCACGGCCGTTGGGTAGCCGGTATCCCATAAAGATACATTCGCCCCAGTGCCGATGTCCATCGGCGGCCGGTCGATCCAGGTCGCGCCGCCATCGGTCGAGATGACCGCACCGATCCCCCAGGCCGTGCCGTAGCGCATCCCGAAAGCACACAGGAGATTGCCGCTCGCCAGCCTGATCAGGTCGGGGCTGAACGCGCAGCCATACCCGGAGATCGGGGTGGTTGCCGGCAGATTGATCCGCGTGGGAGTCGTCCAGGTGACGCCGGAATCAGCCGACGTGCAGGCCATGAGATCGCCCACGGTATCGACGCGCATCACCGCCAGATAGTGACTGGAGTCCGTCGTCTGGATGACCGAACCTTCCGCGAACTGATCCACATTATTAAATGCGATTGTCCCCTGCACGACCCAGTTCGAGCCGTTGACCGGATCGCTGCCGGCCGGACATTTGAGCAGCCACTGATGCCAGCCCGTATCGCCCGTGATGGCGGCATACGCCGGTAGATAGAGGTCGCCGCCCGGCGATTTCTCGACGAACCGCCCATAGGACGCGCCGCCATCGACGCCGTAGGTCCAGGGGACAGTCACGGGATTGACCGGAGTGGGGAAGAGCGCCAGGTTGGTCCAGGTCGCGCCGCCATCGGTCGATTTGCCGATGTACAGTTTGCTGTGGCCGCCGTTTTCGTTGGTGTTGGTGTCCGTGTTATACGCAATCAGGAGCGTGCCGTCCGCCAGTTCGACCACGCTGCGCGGCTCGGAGCAATGAGTGGCGTCATGAGCAACCAGCGTGGTCTTTACTGGGAACGTGACGCCGCCATCGGTCGAGGACAGCATGAGGATATCGCCGTTGCTGCGATCATTATTCGAGCCCGCCCCGGCCATGATCCAGCAGAGGATTTTCCCATTGAGCCCGGCCCCGCCGCCGTGGATGCCGCCCTGGTTCTTGAGCAAAACCGAGACAGGATTGGCGTTAAAGCCGGTCCTGTCGGTCTGGTTGTAGATGTCGGTCGGGCCAACGATCGCTGTGGCTGGCCCGACCGTCACCGCATAGCTCGAAACGCTGGTCGCCGCCGCGTTGCCGTAGTAGACGTAAATCGTCGAGGATGCTGCTGCCGCCACTCTCGGCACTTTCACCAGCAGGTAGACCGCGCTGTTGACAGTATCGTTCCCCTCCAACGCGAAGTTGAGCAGCGTTACCCCGTCCGAGTCCGTGACCCGGATATCTGACCTGTCGGCCTTGGCGTGCGCGTTGATCGACGTATAGGCCGCGCCGGTAAGCGAGATGCCAACCTGATAATACGCGAGCGCACTGGTGGCATTGGCCGTGTTATCGACCGTGATCGGTTGCCGGTAGAGCCAGCTCGGGTTATACCAGGGCACTGGTGGTGTCCTCTCCGAGAGAGTGTGTTGAGAGGGGGGCTCGACGCCGAGAGCACGTCGAGCGCCGGGTCATCAAGGTGAGGTCAGCTTGACATCGACCGTGGCATCACCGGCCAGCGCACCAGCGGGGTTGACGCAGACCCCGAGGGTGCCGGCCGATGAGCCAACTGTGCCCGTGGCGTTGTTCAGGCCCGTGGTGTTCAGGTACACAAGCGCCCCGAAGGCGATCGCCTCGCCCGCGTTCTTGTTGACGCGGTACGTGGGTGACTCCCAGGCGTCCAGCTCGCCCAGCGCGCCGGCCGCGATGTCCCTGATGGCAATCGCTGCGAAGGTGCCCAGGTCGATGAGGTCGCCGGCACTGACGGCCGAGACCGGGATGTAAGGGATGGTGGTCCCTTCCTTGAGCAAGAACGACATGGCCATGCTATTTCTCTCCCATCAAACAGGTGAAATGATCGACACGTAAGCGAATTTACTGTTATCAGGTACCAGCAGATCTAACAGATGCACGGTACTCCTGTTTGGCAACCCCGCAATCGTAGTATCCACGGAATTGGATGCCAAGCACATTAAAGTCCGCATCAGCGCTCTCTACCACGGGCTCTTGCCGGCCGTTGAGGAACGCCACCTGGATCAAGGGCAGTTCCATCGGATCGGCGATCAGCCACCAGGCCGTGGTCGAGTTGCCGACGATATTGGTGTTGGAGAGATAGCGTGACATCACGGTCTTGTACTTGTTGGCCCAGACGTTGCGGTTGGGCACCTTGGTCTGCGTCGAGGCCCCGCCCGTGTTGATGATCAGCGAGGTCATCAGCTCGTTGGCCGTGATCTCCAGCTCGGGCGGCACAAGCAGGATGCTGGGCGAGATGGCCAGCGGATCAAGGTTGGGGTCGGTCTGCTTGGCGAACGCAAGCTGCGCCGCCTGAAGACCAGTGCTCGAAAGAGCCGACCCGGCACCCGTGGAGACGTTGCCGCGCCCCGAGGTGTAGAACGTGCCCACGTTGGCCAGGAACTCGGTCCAGAACAGCACGTTGAGGCCGATGGCCGCACCGCGACCCAGCCGCATCGGCACCTGGGAGAGCGCTCCGAGATCATCGTTGATGATGTCCGCTCTCGTCACGGCGAACATCTTGCCGAAGGTATCGACCTTGTTGCTGTACGCCACTTCCGAGGCGGTCGCGTGTTCGAGCTCGCCAGCCGGCCCGACCTTGGCGAACATGCTGTTCATGACGAACGAGTAGCTGAAGAACTGCTTGAAATCCCTGGCGTTGCCGATCGCCGCGATGTCCCGCCACGAGCTTTCGACGGCATTGAAGCCCACCATCAGGAACTTGTTGGCGATGTTGCTCATGATGCCGGGCAGCGAGAGCGTGGAGATGCCCTCGGCGCGGATCTCGCGGGGGTTGCTGCGGCCGGGGAAGGCCGCTTCCAGGAGCGACCGGGGATCGGAGCTGAGGAAGCCCTGGTAGCCGTTCTCGCGAGCGCCCAGGAGCAGGAGGTCACGGAGGCCGATGCCGTGGGGAAACTGGTCGTCGGAGGCGTTCAGGGTCTCCTGATCGAAGAACTTGTCCAGCTCCTTGAGCCCGCACGACCGAGCGACCGTGGCCTCGATGATCTTCTGGGCCACCTGCCGCCCGCCCTTGACCATCGTGGCCCCGTGGCCCCGCGTGCGCTCGAGGCGCATCACCTGAAGCTCGACCTCCTCGAACTTGCTCTTGTTCTCGAGTGCCACCTCGCCCAGCCGCTTGAGTGCGGGGATCAGCGCCGGCCGGTCGGCCATCGCCATGTCGAGAAAGGCCGTGATCTTGTTTTGGCGCTCGATCTCGCCCTCGTGCTTGGCGACGATCTGGTCGAGCGATTCGGTGATCTTCGGCCCCTCCCTGGCGGCTTTGATTTCCTCGTCGTAGAGCGACTGGAAATAGGTCCTCTGAACATCGCTGAGGGCCTTGGGGTCGAAACCCTTGGCCTCAAGCCACTTTTCAAACATGGTGGTTTCTCCTGTAGGGAGAGAGCCAAGGGAACTCGACGAGGCAGCCACGCTGGCCGTCGTCTGGGGATCTGCCCCGATCGCAACGAACGAGGTTTCAAAGAGCCTGCTTTCGCGGGCAATGAGCAGCGGACCCGAGACTTCGCGGCCGTTGACCACGGCCTTCTCGCCGGTCTTCAAGAATTCTTGTCTGACAATAGAAGCACCTATTGATGCCTGCCATTCAAAGCCGTTGCGGGCGTGCGTGAGCACCGACTGCGAGTTGGCATCCTCGCCGGTGATCGAGCCGGTGAGCTCCACGCCTGCGGCGTCGATCGTGATGACGTCGGTCTGGCCGATGATCTGGGACGATTCGTGGTCCAGCAGGATGGGGATCTTGTCGCGCGCGGCCTTCAGGCCCGAGAGGTCAACGATGACCGGGCTGAAGAAGCCCGCCGCCTGCATGACCGCGCCGGTGTATGCCTTGATGGCGAACGTGGGACGCCGGGCGGTGCCGTCGGCGCTCTTCGCCTCAAGGTCGAGCGCGACCGTTGCGGTGAAGGAAAGCCGCTCGGGCACGGCCGTTTCCGCTGCTCTGGCCTTGATTGCTCGTCTGGCCATCGGTCTGGTCTCCTTGTTCAATCTGCTGGTCAGCAGTCTGAGGCGGGATGGGGGCTGGCTTGCCGTAGGGTAGTGGCAGGCCCAGCGCGTCGAAGTCCTCCTTGTCGCGGGCGATCTCGGCGAGTCGCGAGTCGCGGTCCACGCCGTCACGGGCGCACATCTCGGAGAATGTTGTCCCGTAATTTTCGAGGTCGATCTGCTCGCCCCGTGCTTCCTTCAAGGGGTCGATCATCTCCATCGCCGGCCAGAGCCAACGGTGCAGCCACTGGTCGCTCCGGGTGGTGATGCTGGGGATGAGCTTGATCAGGACCGCCTCGGCCAGCCAGGCGCGCAGGATCGGGTTCAGGGCCGTCCGCTCCATGCGGGCGCGATCCACGTTGATCGCCCGGTTGAACCGCTGGAGACCGAGCCGGCCCGAGGAGTAATTCACGTTCGAGTAGTCGCCCGAGGCGATCTCGTAGGTTGTGCTGTGCCCGGTGGCCAGCTCGGTGAGGCAGGTACGGACGAATTCGGGATGTCCCGAGGCGGGCTGTTCGGCCTTGAGCTGGCTCATCTTCCAGCCGGCCGGAACCGTCGTCAACATGCGGCGGTCGATGGGGATCTTCTCCCAGTCGGGCGGGTAGGTCATGCCCTCCTCGGGAGGATTCTCGGTGTAGAGCATGGCCGCGAAGCTCGCCGCCGTCTCGGCGGCAGCGACGGTGGCCTGGCGGTAGCGCCTCAAGTCGGCGAACAGCCCCAGGCTCTGCGTGAATTCGGGGATGCCCCGGTACTGGCCCGGCCGGGACGCGCGGAACCAGTGGACCACGAGCTTCGCCGGCACCCGCTCAAACTTGAACAGGCCCCGATAATTAAAGAGGTCTCCTGGATGTTCATACAAGAGATGGTAATAGGCCGGCTTGCGAAGCTGATTCAGCTCGATACCGTCGATCTGGAGGGGGTCGAGGGGATAAAAGTACGGGGTGGCGATCTGCTCGGCCTCGTACTCGCGGAGGTCAAGTGTCACGGGCTCGAGGTCGGGGTCGTCCTCGAGGAAGAGGAACGCCTCGCCGTCCACGGCACGCACCCGCCTGAGCAACCACATCTTGTCGGCCAGGCCCACCGCCTCGGCCCACTGGGAGAATTCGCTCTCGATCAGCGAGTTCAGCTCGCGGTCGTCGGTGAGAAGCTGGAGGCGGGGACCGTCTCCCACCATGAAGTCGGCCAGGGCATCGGCCACGCCCGAGGCCCACGAGTTGTTCTGCACCTCGTAGCGGCAGCGGTCGCGGAGCTTCTGCCTGACCTGGGCACTGTTCGCGCCCCTGGCCGAGAGGTTGTCGGCCTCGCCCCAGTGGCGGATCGTTTCCTCAGAAATTTGCGCGCTATCATAGGATTGTTTGAGCCGGCGTTGATCCGATTCGCGCACGCTGGACTCGCCAGCCTGGCGGCGGATCGGCTGGCCCCGGTGGTCTAAAATTAGCGCTGCCAAGGGTCCCAGCCGCCACCCGAGGGCGCGCCGCGAGGATACCACCAGCCCCGCTGTACGCTGCCGCCCGGCAAAATCTGGCCGAACCGCAGGCCGCTCGTCTTGTTGGCCTGCTGGGACGCCGCGACGGCCGCGAGATACTTGTGTGCCGCCAGCAGGTCGGCAAGGCTGTACTGCTTCACGCTCCCCGCGTCGCTACTGGCCGACTCGGGTCCCGAGGCCGCTTCCTGGAGTGCGGCCAGGATCGCGTCGCTATCAACGGGGTCAGGCATGGGCATTCCCCCAACGAGAGGCATACGCCTCGGCAAAACTCTTGCGTTTCGGCCGTGCTTCAACCGGCTTGCTGGCCCCGAGACTTGCCAGCGCAGCACCCATGAGACTTGCAGCGGCGGCGGCACCGACACAAGCGTCAAAATAGTGGTTATCAGGCTTGTCTGGCAGCGTCTTCCACTCGAACAGGCTGCGCCCCTGCCCGTGGGTGGAGATGGGCAACTCTGCCGTTGCGTGATCGGCAAAGAGGCGATGTTCCTCGGGGGAGTGCCCGAACAGGCTGAGAGAGCCTGGATCGCCCAGAGCCGTGGCAAACCTGGCATGGATAAAGGATTTGTAATGGTTGGCGTCAAACCGCATCTGGCGAATGGCTTGCTTGGCCGTCAGCTTGGGGAGATACCAGAAATCCCCGAGGCGATCGCCGGCCCGCTTCTCGTATTCGCTCATCGGCCGCATGGAAGCCGTCACGCCAACGCCGCGACTGGGCAACAGAAGCGCCGCGTGTTTCGAGTGCTGGCAAACGTCGTGCACAACGTCGGGAACATAACCGGCATCGATCAGAAGTCGCCCGATCGACATGGGAACCGAATCTTCCCTGCGCCACTTACGAGTGAGCAGCATGTCGGTCAGGTCCACGAGCCCCGCACGGATCGCCCCTTCCCGGCCTTTGCCCGGATACTTTCTCTGTAGGGTGTGCGGAGCCTTACGCAGAGTGAAGTAATTGAGCTTCTGTTCCGGCCAGGTGCCGTAATCGCACACCCAGCCATCGAAACCGACCGACCATCCGGCCACGCACCAGTAAAGCGCCGCGTCGTGCACATCGATGAAGCCAGTCACGTACTCGGCCGCTACGGGCAGCTCGCCCCGCTTGATGCCGTTCGTCTTGCCCGCAATGGCCGCGGCGGTGAGCTTCGGGCTCTCGGCCAGGTGGGGCCGGATCGGAGATCCCTGGTACTCGGCCATGAACGACATTTCATCGTCGATCTTGAGGTTCATTCCGTGCTGGATCGCGCTGGCCTCATCATCAAGGTGTCGAGCCGGCCAGGCCGCCGATCCTCCCAGGTCCATCGCCGTTCTGTGCTGCCTGTAGAAGTCGGTGGCCTCGGAGCCGTTGCCCCCCTTGCGAAGCGACTCGGCTCGGATCTGCGCGTAGGTGTCCCAGAGCTTGTCATCCGTGGGGATCGAGTCGAGGAGCCTGCACTTTTCCCCATGCCAGCGCGGCGAGCGTTCCCGGTCCAAGAGCATGTCGGCCATATCACCGGCGCGGATCACGGTCATGCAGGCAATCGCCGAGATTTTGCGATCAGGCCCCGCCATGCCGAGCACATCCCCGTTGACGATCGCCAGCCGATCCTGCGACTGGCTGGTGCTCATCGCTGATTCACGAGTTTGCACGTCGTCGAGCAGCACAAGCTCCGGTCGCAAGATCGTGCCATCGGGAAGCGTCGACATCTGGCCTCTGAGGGCACCCGTGAGGCCCGCCACACTGATCGTCGAGCCCGCCACGTCCACGCCGTCCAGGGCTCGCTCGGGCACGAATGGCAGGGTCAGACGGTCCACGCCCCACTCGATCCGGGTCGGACTGCCGTCAAACAACTGGCCGATCGCCTTCCGCGCGTGCCCTTCGAGGCGGATCAAGGGATAGCAAACCTGCCTGAAATCAACCGCCAGCACGTTGTTGCAGGTCAGCTCCATCTTGATGGTCTTGAGCATGTCGGTCGCTCGCCGGTCGGTGGCCCCGACGAGCCCGACAAATCTGCGATGGCCGTACACGAGACCCCAGATTGCCGCCCGCGTGGCAATGCTGGTCTTTCCATTGCCGCGAGGCATGGATATCGCGAACAGGCCGCCCTCAAGGATGGATTTCTCCATCCGGACGATGACCTTCTTGTGATCCTCGCTCCACTCCAGAACGAAAGCATTCGGGAAGTACGTCGTCAGAAAGAGCCGCAGATCCAGCCTGCACGCCTCGCGGCGCACCAGATCCCCAGCGGCCGGGTAATCCTCCCCGATGTCCCGATCCCGACGCGAAATTCTCGCCCGGATCGTGTTGACACGCTCGTTCTCAAACTCCCGTGTGGGTGCAGGCAATGTTAAGCCAGGTAAACTGGGGCGACGTAAATCAAATTATGACCGGGGG